CATAGCACAAATTAACATGGGTGCGTTGGCAAGAAAAATAATCAGAGACGGTGACCTATCACCTGAAGTGGTATTAAGTGAAGATGAAGTTGCTGAAAGAATACAACAGCAACAACAAGCTCAGTTGTTACAACAAGCAACTGAATCAATACAACAACAAAACCCACAGCAGGTTGTACCCCCAAGCGGTATGGGTCCAACTGCTTAATAAATAAAACTGAACACAAACTGAAATGAACACAAATGAAATTTGTAAACGGACAAGACTACACCACACCTGAAAAACGCCAAACTCTTGTTACCATGGCAAGACAATGGGTTGAACATCACAAACACGACAAAGGCAAACCCTATTGCGATAGATGGTTAGATCACATGATTAACTTGGATATACGCAAACCAGGATATGGCTATACACAAGGCATTGAAGATGACCAAGGTCATTTGCATTGTTTGATTGTGGGTGAATTGATGGAAAACTTTTGGATTCAGTCAGTTGATTGCAGTGTGATTGTGTTGCTTACAAATAGACCGTGCAATCCTAAATATCCAAAAATGCTTGTAGATCGCTTTGCAGAGTGGGGACAACGCAGAGATGCAAACATGCTGTACATGTTTAGTTGGAGTGATCGTCCAGCATACAATCGTGTGTTTAAACGATTAGGATTGGAGCCAGCTGGCTATACATATGCAAGGAAACTGAAATGAAACCAACTATGAAACAACTAAAAGAATGCTATTTGCGTGTGTTTGACACTGATAGTGGGCGTGCGGTAATGCATGATCTAGAACGCATAACTAATCAAACCAGAATCAGCAGTGATGCACCCAATGCCAATAGTGCAATCTACAAAATTGCACAACAACAACTGATCCAGCGTATTCGCAATATGATGGAAATGAATGAAAATAAATCAAACTTAACAGGAGACAACTACGATGAGTGATGAAACAAACACAGCAACAGAAACAACAGCAACAGAAACACAAGGACTACTAGGTGAAACAGCACCTGTCCAAGACAATCAGCCACAAGATGAATCAGCCACAGATAACACTGGCCAAACATATGATTGGTTGCCTGAAAAATTTAAAACACCTGAAGACTTGGCCAAAAGCTATACTGAACTAGAAAAAAAACTAGCTGATGTACCCAAAGCACCCAAAGAATATTCATGGGATTTTGTCAATAGCTTGGACTTGGATTTAACAGGTAATGAAGATACCAAACGAGAAGCAGAGGATTTGTTTAGAACGCTGAATATGAGCCAAAAACAAATTGAAGGTGTTGTAGCACTATACAAAGATCAATTGAGTTTTATTGATGAGCAATACCAAAAACAAATGCCTGTTCGTGCTGATCTTGAGCAAGAAAATGCAAATCTAAAAAGCAAATGGGGTAATGAATATGACACCAAACTATCAGCAGTTAAAAAGTTTGCCTCAACCCTTCCAGCTCATGTATTAACAATGCCTTTGACTGACACAGCTGACGGACTTGAAATACTCTACAATTTAATGAATGACGGTAAAGTGCCCAACCCAATAACCAACACACAAACAAGAAGTGAGGATACTCTAACTATTCGTGAGAAAATACGAGAATTGAGGTCCAGCGATAAAATGAACTTACCGCAAGGCGATCCAATTGGCGATAACGCAAGAGCTGAATTATACAGAATGTATGAAAAACTCACTCAATTGGGAGGATAAATATTTACGAGACATTGCGTCTCTCCTTTACATTACTAGTAAGAAAGGGCTGTTGTAGTAGCAGTCCTTTCTTTTTTTTTGATTGATTTATCTAAGCAGTGTTTAGGCTGTAGCTGTGCTACAGCACTAATAATACGAAGCACAGCTTCGTATTAAACACTTTTTCTATTTGATTGTTTGTGATCATTTGCTCATACGACACCGTACGCAAGTGTCATATAAAAAAAGCATTTGCCCTTTTAGACAGAAGGTATTTTTCGCTAACGCAAGTCATAAGCAACAGGGCTTTGTCCTAACCCAACCTTCAACAATTGTATTATACTGCCTCGTGTCATCTACGCAGTTTCGTTGCTGACTTTGTGTTAATAACGCTAACACCAACGGTTCCAAGCAATTCACCTGCTTTGTTTCAGCCGCATTTTGCTGTGTTTGTGTGGGAACTATATAGCCTAAAATTTGCCCAAAATTATATGTAGTTGTGAGTGCCTAAAAAGTGTGCCTATGTGTGCCTAAAAGTGTGCCTAAAATATTATTATACTTTCTTGTGTTTGAAAAAATCAACCAAAAAGAAAGTGTTTGATGTATTCTCTGTTGCCGTGTTTGATGTCTTTGCGTTCTATGTAAGCATCTATTTGCTTGTTCATATCTGCTTCTATGAGCTTGTTTTCGCCAAATTCACCTGCCAAATAACGCTGTATTACAGATTTGCGTACATCTGTAGTGATGTGTTTGCTCAACTTCTTTGCTTTGCGATGAAATCGTAGTTCAATTCGCTTTTCTCCTACTAACATATTACAATCGTGTGTGATCATAGTTGTGCTATCTCCATTCCTAAAATGTACCCAGGTTTTGATTTTAATTGCTTTTTAACGGGTGCTGAAACAATTTGTATTTTATATGTGTCCCAAGCACCGTTGTAGTCGCGGTGTTCAAGCAAGTTCATATATCTCATATATCTGTTCCAGCGATTGATTTGTGCTACAGCAAAATGTTCAAGTCCTCCTGTTTTGAGTGTGCGATTACATTTGTACAATATGCTGTCTATCAATTCCTCGTGTGAGTAGTATTTGCCCAAGCCGTGCTGTTGTCTATATGCTTTGTTTTTAGTGTGGGGGAACCAGTTTAGTTCTTGTAGTTGTGATTTGCCCTTGACTTTTTTAAACGGGTGCTTGTTGATGCGTTTTTTGAAATATTCTTCTCCAAATCGCCTGTCTATGTAGTGTGCGACTGCGATACAACCTTGTCGTAGTGTTTGGTGTAGTTGTTGTGCTTGTACATCATCTACAGGCACTACTCTGATGCTGGCTTCTTGCCCGTGGATTAATTCGCCGTCATATGCTTGTGTTGATGCTTGAATTTGTATCATTGTGTTTCTCCTTTATATATGTACTTATCACTTTGAGTGATTTTGATGCTGTTATAGGTGTTTTTTGACTTATTTGCCGTGATTATCAACCCAGTCATCAATTTTACCGTCTAACTGCCAGTTTGAGTAGTCCGCGTAGTCCCCCCAGTTTTCGTCCCATTCATCTACTTCTGCCCAAGCATCGCCGTGCTGTAAATAGTCCAAATAGTGTTGATTCCAAGTTTCCCAGTCATCTGCTGTGGGGATTTTACCTGTGTCTTTACAATACCCGTGTTCTTCTGCCCAAGATTTTAGTTCTTGTGCTGTGAGCTTGTGTTCAAGTGTTAGCATTTGTGTTCTATACACGGGGATGTCATAATTGAATGTGTGTGGTTTTTCCGCTAATATGTCTATTAGTTGTTGTTGTTCCCAGTCTGTTGCTGTTGTTGTTGCTGTTGTTGTTGCTGTTGTCATTGTGTTCTCCTTTATATATGTACTTATCACTTTGTGTGATTTTGATGCTGTTATAGGTGTTTTTTGACTTATTCCTCTTCCCATTCTTGTTCATCTGCGTCTTTACATAAATCCCATTCACTGCCGTCATACCCAAAGCAATCGTCATCGTGCCAAGTGCCGTCAGTCCAATCTGCCAAACATTCTCTTTTTCGTTGTTCTAATAGTACATCAATTTGCTGTGGTGTGATTTTAGACATATCTGTTGATGCTGGGATAAGTTCCTGTTCAACTGCCCATTCTAATAGTTCTGCTTTAGTTGTTGTCCAGCTAATTCTGTCATAAACCCTGCGTGTTGCTGAAACGGTTAGTGTCCATTCCCTGTCGTTGTCTGCTAATCTGTCTATAACCTGTTGCTGTTTGATGTTTTCAACTGCTTGTTTTAATAGTTGTGTCATTGTGTTTCTCCTATAGTTTTAACAAGCTCATTGTGAGCTCACCTTGTGTGATTTGTCCTGTTTCTGCTTGCCAGCGATATATATGTGCTTGAAGCCATTCGCTTTCTCCATATTTCCAGCAGTGTGTTAAATGTTCTAATGCTTCTGCGAGTGTGGCACCCGTTATCGCGTGTTGTGTGCGGCTACAATGCTGATCTATGCTTTGTGGCCATTTATCAGTGTTGAATAAACCCAAAGTTTTGCTGTTTTGATGTATTAAACTAAACCAGTCCGCTGAACTGCTGTAGTACAATTCCAAATCATCTTGTACTGCTCTGGTGTTGTTTTGATAATAATCGCTGGATAAAAAGCGTGCCCATCTTTGATTCCAAGTGATTGTTTTATTCCAAGTTGTTGTTGCCATCGTATTCTCCTATATACATAGTATTTATTGTGGCGACGAATGGCTGTTTTTGATGAAAGGCTAATATCAACAGATAACAGCACATTCCTCGCTGTTGTTCTGTTCCTTTCAATTGTGATTACAATTGTTCTTATAATAACACCAAATAGTGTGCTTGTCAATCTTTTTTCTTGACAAAAGAGGATTTTTCTGATGCTGATTCCAGTTGTGCTGTTATTCTGGCTACAACGCTTTCCTCTCGCCTACACTCTTGCTGTCTATACTTGCTGTCTAGTTTAGAACGCTTGTGCCTGTGTTTGTTTGAATGCTGTTTCACTTTCACATTTTAAAGTCAGACAGCGTGTTGGACAATGGCGTATGGTGGATAATATGGTGTTTTATTCTAAATCGCACAGCTTCCGTGATTGTTTCATACAGCCGCCTATAAAAGAATAAATCACCCTGTTTCACCGTGCTTCACCTTGGGCTACGGTGGTGGGCTGTGGCGCAGTGTGATCTATTCTGACCAATGTGGTACAATCTGATCAACTGAATACTGCCTTCACCGTTCTCAACCGTGACCAATTGAACGCAATCTTTGAACGAGATTTTACACAATTCTCACACGGTGGGGCAGGGTGGCGTCGCAACCTGTTGAACTACGCTGAAAATTCTGGCCAATGTGGTGCTGTAAATATAACAGCTTCACCTTTGGGTGTGTGTTTCTGCAGTAGAGGCCAATTTTTACAGGGTGGCCACCCCTTTTTAGAAAATACTGGTGTGCGGCTAAGCAAGAAATATACGGCCACCATTTTCTATAAAGCTTCTAGAAAATCGCGATGGCACAGCACAAATCTATCTGCATCCATTCTGTCCCAAAATTTGAAATGTGTTTCACCGTTGATGTAGTCCACTGTCCATCGGTTAAAACAACAGGTTGAACACCATTTGATAAATCGTGCTGTTTCACTGTCAGTGAGTGTTACAAATTGTATTACATGCATCATATGTATATTTAATCTATTTGTTTATAGTGTCGCCAACGGTTTCTACGGACCATGTCCCCAACATTCTCTTGCTGTGTGCCCAGCACAAGGTGTCTAGGGTTTACACAACCTTCATGTCCACGGTCACAAGTGTGTCGTACTATGTTGCGTGATAGTTTGGTTTCACTGCACACACCGTATAACACACAGGCAAAACGGTGTGCTAACCATTTGGTTTTGTCATGGTATAGAACACCGTAGCCCCCACTGTTGCGAGTGCGTTGCCATAACCAGCAACCCTTGTGTACCTTGATCCACTGTTTAAATATGCGTTTGTCCCAATGCTTGATGATTTTTCTTGGCAAAATATGGTGCCTCTCTCTGCTAATAAATATTTATAAACAAGGAGTACTTAATGGATAAAACACAAGCACAACAACTAGCAAATAAAGTACAAATTATGCAAAAGCTCAAAGGCAATCGTTGGTATGCAGAACCTTTTATGGTTACCACTAATCAATACACCAAAACAAGATTTGAACAGGATGAAAACATTACACCACAAGAACTGCTGGAACGGTATGGGGGTAACCTATTGAAGTTTAGAGAACAGTGCGAAAAATACGGACCATCACACACAGAAGAAAACCTATATGTGGAAGACGAAGACGATGTAGAAAGCTGGATATCAGATGAGTATGTGTACATGGAATGGTTAGACAGTTTGGCACAAACTGATGAAACCATAGTACGCAATCTACTCAACGGTGTAGACTTTTGTGCATGGGTGCAGGAACGCATTGATGACAACGGCAACAACACATACCCAGAGTTAAGACGGGTATTACAGTCAGTCAACGACAGCCGTTTGCCATAAATACAAGTGCAATGCTGACATTTAGCAAATATATGAAACAACAGCATGGCATAACTGTTACAGACTTGAAATGGTTTAGTCATGCAGTTGATTATTTTGACGAATATAGACAACACTTGGAGGATCCACAATGTATTACAGTAAAAAAAGCAAAAGCAAAAGCAAAAGCAAAAAAACAAAATCAAAATCTAAAGGCAAATACAAAATGAAGGGTTACGGTAAGTAGGTTAATGGCCGCAAAGAAAAGCCCACTTAACAAACCAATTAGAACACCCAGCGGACCCAAAAAGTTCAAGGTCTATGTTAAAAACCCTAAAACAGGCAATGTCAAAACAATCCGCTTTGGTGATCCCAACATGCGTATCAAAAAATCAAACCCAGCACGACGCAAATCATTTAGAGCAAGGCACAAATGCTCTACAGCAAAAAACAAAATGACAGCAAGATATTGGAGCTGTCGCAATTGGTAAAAGATAAATAACTGTGTTGAAACTAGGATAACACAGACAACTGTGCCCTAGCACAGCAGGTAATAAACTAATTGTTTAGAACTGATTGTGCAGTAAAGATAACCACTAGGCCTTGAACACATCAATCAACAATTCCACGATTTAGTTTGCAGAACATAAATTAATTTTTTTAAACAAGGAGAACTTACTATGGCAGTAGGCGGAACAGTATCCAACGCATTTGTACAAATGTGGTCTGAGGATGTAACTCACTTGGCACAACAAAAAGCATCTAAATTACAAGGTGCTGTAAGAACTGTGCGTGGTGTTGTTGGTAATCAGTATAAATTTCACACATTAGGCAAAGGTGGATACATCAAAAACAAAACGAGAAATGCAGATTTAGTACCAATGTCAGACTCTGCGGCTTTCTCAGCTCCAACAGATGGTGCATCATACACAGGTTCAACGGCGGCACACGCAGTTGTAACAGCAACAATGAACTCATTTGTTACAGGCGAATATATTGAAGACATTGATCAGCTAAGAACTAACATTGACTACAGACAATCATATCAAGGCGCAATCGCAGCCGCTCTTAACAGAGCATATGATGCTGAGTTAATTTCAGTTATGGATGCGGCAACACCAGGTACAACAGTAACAGCATCATCAGGTTTAGTTAAAGACAAACTTGTTGAGGCAGCTGAAGCTTTAAACGAAGCAGATGTACCTATGGGTGAAAGATTTTTAGTTATTTCACCAGCGGCGTTAACAGATATGTTAGGTGACACAACACTTATTTCATCTGACTATGTAGCAACACAAGGTTTACAAACTGGTTACATTCCAAATGTACTTGGTTTCAACATTGTTGTTTCTAACTTGTTAACAGACACAGCAGGCGTAAGAGCTTGTTATGCGTTTGATCGCAACTCAATTGGTTGTGCGATTGGTAAGGACATTACATCAAGATTTGATTATGTACCTCAAAAAGTTGCTCACCTAGTTACAGCTGAGTTCACACAAGGCTGTGCAGTTATTGATACATCTGGCTTAGTTCAGATTGATGTGACTGAGTAATAAGTGATTGTAAGGGCTAGGTAACTAGCCCTTACTAAATATTATAGGAAACACACAGATGACTATGACAAAAGAAAAGATTGCTTCAATGGCACTTATTCGTTTAGGTGGCGCTCCCATTACAGATTTTACAGCCAACACAAGAGAGGCTCAAGTTGTGTCAAACATGTATGACACAGTCAAAGAAACATTATTCAACTATGCACAATGGAATTTTGCTACACAAAAAACTATACTAGCAGAACTTAGTCAAACAATTACTGATCCTAATTACACAGCAGTCTATTCAATGCCTGCAAACATTATAAGAGTTATTGGCGTGTTTGATAAAGATGGTAACTACTACACAGATTACAGTGTAGAAAACAACAAAATTTACACAACATTTAGTGGCGCACGATTACAGTACATTGAATTGCAAACTGAAGATAGTTTCCCAGCATTTTTTACAGAATGTTTGGTAGCTAAATTGGCATTTGAAATGGCTGAAGCAATAACTGGCATAGGCTCTGTACAAGAAAGATTGTTTCAAGAGTTTAACGAAAAGTTACGAAAGGCAAGAATTGCTGATGGTCAAGAAAATCCACCTCAAAAGATAATTGGAAGAGGCAGTTTAATTGATGCACATCAAGGGCAATTCAAAGTTACTTACTAATGACATTAAAACAAACACAATTTCTTTTTACCAAAGGTGAAGTTGGCCCTTACATGGAAGCAAGGGCAGACACAAACATCTACAAAAGTGGTTTAAGAACTTGTGAAAACTGGTTAATACTACCACAAGGTGGAATAAAACGCAGACCAGGCTTTGAATTTATTGATGATCATCCGCAAACAGCAGGTGCTGATAATGGTTTTCACGAACAATCAAGATTAATACCTTTTAATTTTAGTAATGAACAAGAATATGTTTTGGTATTTGAGCCAGCTAACGGCGGCACAAATGCAAAAATGCATGTATACAAAAGTGATTTGTATCAAGCTACAGTTGAAGATAGTGTAAGCGGTGATGTGTTACCAATTACAACTTCAAACATCAATGAATTTAGATACACACAAACACTAGACACTCTAATAATAGTACACAAAGATTTTCAACCTGTAAAAATTGTGCGAGGCGCTACACACAGTGATTGGACTTCAAGTTATTTGGATTTTGATTATGTGCCTCTAACTAATTTTAGTTTTGACAGTGGTATTACTGTAACTGCTGTAGCCAATCATGCAAACGGTGAACCAAATATTAGCTATGGTGCTAATGTCCAATTGGATTTAGATGGCGGAACATATCAATGGACAAATGCAAATTGGCCTGATGGACATATTAACATGCATATTTTTATTAATGGTGGACTTGCAAAAATACACAATGTGGCATCATCTACACAAGCATTTTGCACAGTTGATGAAGAATTGGTCAATGATGATTATGTAGAAGCAGATAGTTGGGATATAGATGCATTTTCAAACTTATCATCTACATATGGAGGCGGTTGGCCTAGAAGTGCAACATTTCATCAAAACAGATTAATATTTGGCGGTAGCAGAGACAAACCGCAAACTATTTTTGGCAGTCAAAGTGCATCAGTATTTAATTTTAAACCAACAACTAAATCAGTTGAAATTGAAAAAACCACAACAACTACAAATGGTAACTCAACAATTGAAACAGAAGAACACATTCAAGGTATTGTCACAGACGATGCTGGTTTTAATTTTACCATGGCAGCAGATGAAGTTAACATTATACAACATCTAATATCACAACAAGCATTGTACATTTTTGCCAGTGGTGGTGAGTGGTTAATGGAAGGGCAACCTGTAACACCAACCAGTGTTAATATTACAAGACAAACCAATTACGGCATTATTGACAACGGACATAAGCCATTGATTGTTGATACAGAAGCAATGTTTCTTTCTAACAACACAG